TAGAAGAAGATAGACCACCTATTGAAGTTTCTGTTGAATTATATGTAACAATTTCTCCGCTTTGATATCCATGATTGTTGATATTGATACTATCAATAGATGTACTAATACCACTACTTGAAGTTGTTGTTAATTTATTTTGATATCCTTCCCCTCCATTTTCTATTGTTATAGATCCTATTTTTTTCTTTTTATTTTTAGATTTAAATGAATGATTTCCTATACCATAAGAAGTTAATTGAATAGTATTAATACCACTAACAGCATCTGAAAATGATTTATGCAGATTAATATCAAATGTATTTTGGACCGAAACAAAATATGAAGAATTTGTTGACAATCCAGAAATTGCTTTTTGACCATCTGTTATGTAAATGACCTCTTCTATATCTCTAAATTTATGATAACTAGAAAATCCAATAGTGTTTGTTGGGTTTAACTTAACGGCACCTGCATTTGCTTGAGAATTGAAATTAACTTCATGATCAAAACTAACTAAGTTTGCTTTAGCAGAAGCTCCAAATCCATTACCACCAGTAATACTAATTACAGGATCTTCTAGGTAATCAAATCCGGGATCTAGAATATCAATTCTGGAAAGTTCTCCAATAATTGAACAATACCCCTCTGCACCCGATCCTATTGGATCTATAATTGATAAAGTGGGTGGATTGATTACATCATATCCAGATCCTGGAGAAGTGGGAATAATATTTTCTATTGGACCATAAAAAACATTATCGTTTGATTTATAATTAAGTACCTCAACTCCATTTATAAAAATACCAGTCAATCCCGGATTAGTTTCATATACCGCGGCAGTATTTTCTGGAATTGAAATTTTTCTAATTAATTTTTGAGACTCTAGTAGTTGAGTACTCAAATCCCTATAAGTGAATTCCGTAAGTTCAAAAGTAGCATTGATAACAGTTCCATTTACAGAAATAAAATTGCCAGTAAAAATATTACTCCTACTTCTTGCTAATTTTAACCTAGTTTCATCTATTTTTTTGACAAAATAAACACCCGTTGATATCCCTAAAGTGTTATTTGTGGATGGTTTATAAACAATTGAGTCTCCTGTATAAAATCCATGAGAAAATGTCGTATCTATTATTTCTCCACTAAATGTTCCACTGAATGTTATTGATCTATCATTGATTTTTAATTGCGTATTTAAGTATGATGGAAGAGATGGTGACGTAACGTATAAAGATTCTTCATCGTCAATATAAACATTTTGAACATTTGAAGTATATTGATTAACTGAGGGATAATTTTCTGTAGTTACTTTTGATAAATTTTTTCTAGCAATGTAAATAGAATTAACATTTAATGGAGAAATTTCTGATCCAAATTGAATACTAAAAGATTTTTCATTATTGAAAGAAGTTACGTTTCCAGTATATTCAAATGATGAAGAAGAAATTAAAGTTACAGAATCTCCAATTTTGAAAAAATGGTTAGTATTAGTATCGACCTTGTAAGATCGATCCGAAATATCTAAAAGTGTAATAGAAGCAACATCATATTTTGTAGGTATGTTGAAGAACCAATTATTCAATTTATAATCTTTTAAATCTGCTCCCAGAGTTTTTATCTTTACAGAATCTCCTTTGGAGTAAAGACGAGTATTAGTTGGATATTCTAATTCTGATAAAACTCCCAAAATTCTAATTTTTATAATTTCATTAGAATCATATCCATAGGCAAAAAAGTTTGATTTTATTTCTGTTGCTTCAGAAATATCTTGAATTATTCCACTACATCCCAAAAATTGATTTAATGTTTTTGATTCATATGTTACATCTAAAGAAGTTCCGTTTCCCATTTCAATTAATAGATTTCCATTTTTACTTGGGAATGCAACTGTAGAATCGACTTCTAGTGTCTGTGACCCAGATTTTATTGTAGTGACAACTCTAGTCTTTGGATGGATGTTAAATTTCCCGTAAACACTCCCTCTTGTTTGAATATCTTTATCATATCCAGAATCTAAACTTAGAACGTAATATTCTTTTTCCCCTCTTCTAATCTTTTCAACCTTTGTGATTGTTCCCTGAGCGGCATTTATAAATTCATTTTTATCCTGATAAAGAGTTTTATTTACCAAATTCTTTGGATCACCTTCAATAGATTCCACTACAAAATCTGATGTAATTCTGTAGTCTGCATCTGATGGTTGAATTAAATAATCTCTAGGTTTTATAATATCTACATTTTGTCCAAATAATGCTTTAAATAGAATTTTAAATGATTTATCAGTTCCTTTTGATGAATAAAAATCTATAGATTGTTTAATAAAAATATTTTCATTCAAACTAGAATATAATTCTCTATTTTCAAATCCTGGAGTAAATTGTTTTTTTATTTTAACTAAAAATTCTTTCAGAAAAAGAATACTTAAATTAGAAACAGTAGAGTTTGTACTATGTTCTTCAGAATTTGTTTCTTTAAATGTTAATTCATCATATTTCTCAGTGTGCGACGTAACGCCATTAAATCCACGAACGCACCCATTGAATGATGTAGAAGTTTTTGAGGTATATGTAATGATTTCAGAATCGATTAAGATTAGTCCATATGAATCGGGAAATCCTGACGTAGAATCTACATTTATTGTAGAATCAAAGAAAGTTACATCAGATGTTAAAAATGTTGAATCAATTAAATTTGTTAAATTATCAACCTTAATATACTGATCTATGTTCTGAAGTATATCACTTGTTCCACCTTGATTTTCTAATGAAACGTAGTATTGAGATAAAAATTCAGAGGCAAGAGGAAACTCCTCCAAAACATATTGTGGAAGTTGATTTTCAATAATTGAACTGATTTTAATTCTGGTTTCTTTCATTTTATTATATTCTTACAAGATCTCCGTTTGTGTAGCTTGATGTTGACTTATATGTTGATCCAGAAATATCTGAACCTGAAGAAATTTCATCAGACAACATATTTAATGTACTGTTATTAATATCTAGTTGCAAATACAAATCCTGTAATCCAATTACATCGTTTGATTTGGGAATTACTGATATTTGTATAATTGACAGAGAAAATGATAATTTTGTTGTAGATATTATATTTACAGGATATAATCGTATTTCGCCCTTTTTATAATCAATAACGCCTGCATTTTTTCTTACAATAATTGGTTGTGTTGCTGATTGTAATTTAAAAAAGAAAATACTTCCAGTCAATCCATCTGAATTTGGAAGATCCGACAAGTAAAGAGTATCATTTATTCCAGATATTTTAAATCCAGATGATTTGATATTATATCCATTTAAATTTTTTATATGAAATTCATTTCCATAACATATTTCATAATCAGCAAATTTATTTAATTCTGGTCTTAAATCACGTCTCATTACAACTTTGGTAATATTTGATGTGATTGAAGAATATGAATCATCAATTACTTTAAGATATTTGCTATATTTAAATCTTGCCCCATATTTGTTAAGTTCTTTTGAATTTGCATATTTTTGAATATTATCAAAAATTAAATTTTTTACATAATTTGGATCAGATGTTGAGTTTGAGTTATAATAAGTAGTTACATCAGTCTCAAGATACAAATACTTTAAATCGATAATTTCTGGTACAATACCCGCAACAGCATATTTTCTAAGAGAATTTTTAATATTATCTTTTACTTGACTTGAAACAAAAGCACCATTGATTGGTTTAATACTAATAAAAACTCTACCATATTTTGGTGGTGTTAAGTCCTCACCACCAAAGACAGATATTGATTCTGCCTCTGGATATATTACTGGAATAATAGTCTCATAATCTGTTGCAGTTACTGCACGATTTTGTGAAGAGTATTTTCTTGGAGCGTATTTTTTAATAGATTCTACAGATTCAATCTCTCTACCATTCTGTGCAATAGAGTTTGTAGTAACTAAAGATATGCCTGTAGTGACTACTCTATTATTATTATCTACAATGCGACCATTAAAATTGAAAGAAGAAACTCCGTTTGCATTTTCTCCATTTGTTATATTATAAGAAACTTCCACATAGTTTAAATTTTCAAGATTTTTTCCAAAAATGCCATCACCAAAAATTATTTCATATCTTTGATCTTCTATTTCCTGAATAAAGAAAACTCTTGAATTTGAATCAATGTCAAATAAATTTCTTGATAATTTGAAAGAATTTCTAATTGTACTTTGTTGAGTATCTCTTACATAGACTACTATCGAATCAACATCAATATTTGGATTGTCTAATATGAACTTTTGATTTGGGTTATTTGCATCAACTGTAAAAGTGTTGACTAGGAATGTTCCTTCATAAATGTCAATGTTATCAAATAAAGCAATTCCATTAACTATTGGAACTGTTACATCTTGCGGTATAACAAAAGAAAAATTCTGGTTTCCAAAGGATGTATTTGATGTACATACAACACCAGTTTTAAGAGTTAAAGTAAGTGGGTTCGTAGAAAATCCAGTAGTATCTACAAAGAATGAAATATTTGCTTTTGCTGCTGAACGAGAGTGTGGGACATATCCAATATTCCTTGCTAAGGATACGGTATTTTCTCTTAGTGTTGCACTATCAATAAACACCTCATTACTAATCATATTAGCATTATATGAGGAAATATATGTATTATATGCTAATACATCTATTAAAGTTGATAGATTAGACCCTTCAAAATCATAATCACTAAAATTCGAATTCGCTCTTAGATACTCACGAATTGAACTCTTTATTTGATCGAAGTCTAAATTGGTAAAATTGACTAATGCCATTTATCGTGTTGGCTGAAGTGCAAATGATAACTGTTGCGGAAGGACATCAATTCCTACAATATAATAATTAATTGTCACATTAAATTCATTATTATCATAGTTTGGAAATACATCTACTGATATTAAATCAACTCTAGTCTCATAATTTTCAATTGTATTTTTAATTTCATCCTTAATGACAGATGCAGAAATATCGTCAATATTTTCAAAAAGAGAACGACTTATTTTTGAACCAAGGTTCTCATTAAAAAATTTTTCTCCAGGATATGTAAATACTAAATTTCGAATAGAGCGAGCAATAGCAGTTTCATTTTTAAGCAC